CTTAAATCAACAGGAAGGGGTCTTAGAGCCCCTCTAAGGAGTTTTTAAATGGTGGTTGAACAGTTTATCATCCTGCTTATCTTTGTGGGCTTTATGTGCCTTATTTTCGGTCTGGGAGCATGGATAAGTGATGTCTGTATCTCGCTTGAAGAAGAGAAGAAACTTAAGGAGGAAGTTAAGGCTATCCTGCACAGGTACGATGACATGAAAAGTGTAGACCTTGAAAGAAGTAAAGAAGGCTACAAGAAACTTAATGAGAGTCTTAAGTAACTTTTGGAGAGAACATAATGAATCTTTTTGATGAAGCCTGTCAGGTTATCGGGGGTTTTACAATCGTTTTAGCCCTTATCTGGGCTATCTTTAAAATCCTAGAGAACACCCCTGAGAACAAGCGCTATAAGGAAATCTGGGAAAGCTATGACTTTGTTAAGGAGGAAAGAGACCCTTACGGTAACGATGTAGTTAAGGTGACCAAGGGCAAGACCTCTAAATAATATAATCTACACTATAGGAGAAACAGGGTTGAAACATAAAATCAACCCTTTATAACAACTGGTGGCAACACCCTAGGAGAGTAACCTAATGAGTAACCTTTACAACAAACATTACAAAGAAGCCTGCACTGAGCCTGTTGTTTTAATGCAACAGTTGATGACCAGAGAGGAGTTCATCGGATTCCTCAAGGGTAACATCATCAAGTACAGCCTTAGAGCAGGTCTTAAGACTGGAGAGAGTGCTGACAAGGACTTGACAAAGAAAGAAGCCTATGTAAGACTCCTTAAGCGAGTAACCGATAACCCGTACGAAGTGTTCAACTTTGATGAGGAGTAACAATATGAAGCTGTTTAACCCTGAATGTACAGAACTTAATGTCTACATTGATGCGGACATTCTGGCTTACCGTTCCTGTGTCTCTGTGGAACATGATGTAGTCTGGGACGAAGACTCTGGACTGCATGTGGTCTTCTCTGATGAGAAACAAGCCAAGGCTGTCCTTAATGACCTGATTCGGGACATTACCAAGGCTGTAATCAACAAGTTTGAAGGTAAGGCCTTTGACATCAACTGGGTGTACTGCCTGTCAAGCCCTGAGGGTAACTTCAGAAAGGACATCGATCCTACCTACAAGGCGAACCGTAAGACGAAGCTTAAGCCTCTCTGCTACGGTGAAATTGTGGAATACCTGAAGACGTTCTTCGGAGCTCATTCCATTCCTAAGCTTGAAGGTGACGATATGCTAAGTCTTTTCACTAGCTACGACCAGACGGTTGAGGGTGTGAACTCAGTGATTGTGACCATCGACAAAGACCTGAAGCAAGTCCCTAACACTTGGATTTATGACTTTGTAAAAGACGAATGGTTCTGGACTGGAGATGAGGCTGAAGCCGAACGATTCCACGCCTACCAGACGCTTAAAGGAGACCTTACAGACGGATACTCTGGATGCCCTAAGATTGGTGAGGTCAAAGCTTGGAAGCTCGTTGAGGGGCTTTCTGGTAAGGAATTGTGGGACACGGTGATTGACCAGTACAAGAAGGTAGGTAAGGACTATGATTACTTTTTGACACAGGCCAGACTTGCCAAGATGTTGACAGGAAAAGAATACGACTGTAAACTATCGGAAGTCAGACTTTGGACTCCTCCGAAGGACTGACAAAAGAAACTAACTTAATGAAGGAACTTAGCAAATGCTTTTGAAACAAGATTTTGACAACTACGATTATCTCTGCTCCACCTACGGTAAAGGACTGGTGGACGAAGAGCTCCGCCTTGAACTTGAAAGCCAGAAGATTGGTCACGACAAGTTCATGAAGAAGGTACAGGGTGTCTCTCACTCTGGTTCTCTTGCAGGGACTAAGGCTATCATCCTTGAAGAGTGTGTCGGCAACATGGTTAAAGCTCTTGTTAAGTTCTACAACGATGCCGACTCTGGTAAAGCAGGAAAGAGACACAAGCTTGTCTCTGTCATCCGTGAGTTAGAACCTGAGATGGTAGCCATGGTCACAGCTCAGACTGTCCTCACGAACAGCCACGAGTTCACGACTCTTAACGCTCTGGCTGTACAGGTAGGCAAGGCCATTGACGAAGAGATGCGCTATGCAAGAATCATGGAGGCTATCCCTGCTGTTGACCGTAAAGGCTTCTTGGAAGAACTCAAGAAAAGAAACGGTATGCGTTACAAGAAGGCCTTTATGGTAGCCAAAGAAAAGTCTCTCAACGAAGAAGGCAAGATTGAACGTTGGGAGCTCCTTAGCCGTACAGAATGTGCAAACGTTGGAGTTAAGCTTATTGAACTCCTTTGTTATTCCACTGGTATCGGATACCTTGAGAAAGTCCACAACTCCGAAGGAGATTTTCACTACATGTTCTCCTTGGATAAAGACCTTGTGTCCTACATCGACCAGAACAACGAAGAGTTAGCCCAGATGTGCTTCTACTACCGTCCTATGGTCATCCCTCCGAAGCCTTGGAATGACATCTTTGACGGTGGCTACTACATGCATCTGAAGCGTCCCCTTAAGTTTGTCAGAACTACTGCAAGTGAACTTAAGGAGCTCTATGGTGACCTTGATATGCCTGAAGTCTACAACGCAGTGAACACCATTCAGGCTACAGCTTGGAGAATCAACAAAAAGGTTCTTGATGTGGTCAACGAGGTGTCCTCTTGGCAGGTCATACCTGAAGGTCTTAATATCGCTTCCAAAGAGCCTCAGGAACGTCCCATGAAGCCTGAAGACATCGACACTAACGAAATCGCTAAGAAGGACTGGAAGAAAAAGACCCTGTACTACTTCCAGATGGAAAACACCCGTAAAGGCAAGCGCATTAAGGTCAACCTTGATCTGGCTACAGCCAACCTTTACAAGGACTACGGAGCTATCTACTTCCCTCACAATCTGGACTTCAGAGGACGTATTTATCCTGTGACCTCTTTCAGTCCTCAGGGTAACGACCTTTGCAAGGGTCTCCTTGAGTTCTCCGAAGGTGTGGAGATCGGAGATGAAGGAGCTAAGTGGTTGGCTATGCACGGAGCTAACTGCTACGGTCTTGATAAAGCCCCTCTGGTTGACCGTCTGGCTTGGGTCTATGACAACGCAGAGCTGATCCAGAAGATCGCTGAAGACCCTGTGGGCAACATTGAGCTCTGGCAGGATTCCGACTCTCCGTGGTGCTTCTTGGCTTTCTGCTTTGACTGGACTGAATACTTAACCAAAGGTACAACCCACAGGTCTCACATTGCTGTAGCCTTTGACGGTTCTTGCTCCGGTATTCAGCACTTCTCGGCTATGCTCCGTGATGAGATCGGAGGTAAGGCTGTGAATCTGACTCCTACGGACTCTGTGCAGGACATCTACAAGCTTGTCTCTGATGAAGTCCAGAAGAGAGTAGAAAAGGACGCTCAGGAAGGCACTATGGATGTCATTAAGACTGACAAGGACGGTAAGGAATACCTTGAGAAAGGCACTATGTCCATGGCTCGTGAATGGCTCAAGCATGGAATTAACCGTAAGGTAACCAAGCGTTCAGTCATGACTCTGGCCTATGGTTCTAAGCAGTACGGATTCTCTAATCAGGTACTTGAAGACACCATTCTCCCTGCCCTTCAGCATGACATGTTGGCTTTCTCTAAGCCTAACCAGTCTGCTCGATACATGGCTAAACACATCTGGGACTCAGTAGCAGTTGTGGTAGTTAAGGCTGTGGAAGCTATGGACTGGCTTCAGGAGGTCTCCAGTCTCTTGGCTAAGGACAAGGACATCAACGGTAACCATCTGCCTACTACTTGGGTTACTCCTGCAGGATTCCTTGTAAGACAGAGATACATGAAAACTAACCCCAAGAGAATCAAGAGCATCCTCCGAGGTGACCTTGTGATCCGACAGGGTGAGGACTTGGAAGTCAAACATGAAGGAGACATCCTGACTCTTTCTGTTAACATTCCTGATCCCTCCGTGTTGGACTCCAGAAAGCAGAGACAAGGTATTGCTCCTAACTTTGTTCACTCTCTGGATGCCTCTCACCTGATGCTTACGGTTAACAAATGTCACTCCTATGGTATTGACTCATTCGCTATGATCCATGACTCCTACGGGACTCATGCAGGTAAAGCAGGTCTTCTGTTCACGACTGTAAGAGAGGTCTTTGTTCAGACTTACACAGACCATGATGTCCTTCAGGAGCTCTATGAGCAGGTACATCAGCAGTTGTCTCAGAAGCTTTGTGAGAAACTTCCTGTCCCTCCTAAGAAAGGAACTCTGGACTTGGAACAGGTCAAACAGTCTCTCTATGCTTTCGCTTAACTGACACTCATTAAGTAAGACTCACTGGTTAGTTCCAGTGGGTCTTTTTTGTTATCTAATAGTTAAACATTTAACTATCTTATGAGAGGCTTCATTACGGGATAAATAATAAAATCTACACTATAGGAGAAACAAGATGTAGACAATAAAATCTACACTATAGGAGAAAAGAAAGAGAGAACTATAGGTATACATTAAGTTATACATTAAGTTATACATTAAGTT